GCGTCATCGGGTTGGATGTAGCAGATTTCCACAACCAGGTAACCGGTGAGGCCAGCGTTCGAGTCAGCATCGGAGATATAAATACCGCCAGAAGTGCTGGTGCCGTTAGCAGTACCTTTCGCAAACACCTTCATGGTGGTGGCGGCGGTTGCTTCGTAGTACACGATGCCACCAGAAACACCTGCAGCACCTGTAGCGGTGATGAAGGGGTTTTCACCGAAAGCTTGGCTACCACCAGCGAAGTAAATCTTGGTAGCAGCGTCACCAGAAACGGTGGAGGTCAGGTTTGCCTGAATCACGGCTTCACCAACGCCGGAAGCAGCGGTAGGACCACTGCTATCACGACCGAAGGAGATAACGTTACCTGTAGCAGCAAACACACCAGAAGAGACACGGTTGTCGCCCCAGCCGGAAGCCACGGAGACGGCGGTGCGATACACGTATGCAGGCTGAGTGCTGCTGCCAGAGATCACCATGCCGGTGATATCAGGACGGGTTGTGTCGTTCCGATAAGGGGAAGGAACGATCACATTGCCGGTTGCCAGAGGGGAACCAGAAGTAGCAGCCACGGCCACGTAGCCGCGCTGCTGGAAGTAACGGTAGCCAGGGACGGCCAACACCGAAGTGGGGCCGCCGTTAGAGGCATTATTAGTACCGTCGTCTGTGGTGTCGATATTGCGATACCAACCGTTCAGAGCTTCTGCCCAGTTACCCGGGTAGATTTTCTTAGCAGATAAATAGCTCATCTATTTTGTCCTAAATGTTAAATACTATTTTGATCAAACAGTGCCGTCGTCTTGCAGGTAGCTGAAGGCAGTTGTAACGAAGTCCTTGTTCAGGATTTCGAAACCTGCATACAGTTGCCAGATCAGGATGATGAAACGGCTGAAGTCGTCGTTGTTGTTGATCAGCACCTGAGCGTTCGGGCCGCCGATACCAACACCGATAGCTTGAGGACCGAAGAAGTAACCCTGAGCAACTTCCTTCGAGGCATAGCTGGAGCCGTTATCGAAGGAGGTGTTGACGCTCTTGCTGGGGAAGTTGGTCGACTCGAAGAACTTAACGCCTTCGAACTGAACACCAGTAGGCATCACAGGCTCACCAGCCAGGAAGTAACCCTGACCAGCCTGGGGACCCATGTAGAAGCTGGTGTTGTTAGGCATCATGGGGTTGCCCATGTACATGCCTTGACCAGGAGCGCCAGCGTAACGGGCGATCTCACGGAAGTCAGAATCACGACGCAGGTGCATCATGAAGACGGGATCGCAGATGCAGCGATACAGACCGTCAGAGAATGTAGGAACGTTGCGCTTACGCAGGTCCTTAACAACAGTCAGCAGGTCGGTACGAACCGAGAACTGTTGAACTTGGTTGTCATACTCAGTGGTGGTGTAGGAGATACGACCAGAGGAGTCCTTGGTCTTACCACCAGCAAAGTAGTAACCACCCTGGGAAGAAGAAGCTTCACCGTTTGCTTCAGCTTTAGACAGTTCGTCAATAAAGACGCGGTCACGCCAACGGCGATAGTCATCGAGCAGGGTCAGGGAACCGATGCTCTGGTGGAACATGTTCAGGTTGCCCGTGTCCAGCAGAAGGCGCTGGGCAGTGATCAGGGTCTCACGAGCAATCTTGAAGGTCGAAGGCTGTGTGGGATCACCCGGGTCTGCAGGACCTGTGTACTCCTTGAGCACCACCAGGACTTTCTCCTTGGTGATGTTACGGCTGTTAGCGGTACCGATTGTCTGATCAGCAATACGCTCACGGCTGTCCTTCGTACCAGGGGTACCCCAGAACTTGTAGCGATCTAACTGAACGGTCTGACCGGGCTGACGTGTGAAGTCATGAACCACAACGGGCTCAACAGCCATTTCCGCGATGTAAGCAGGGTGGGGACGATAGAGTTCCGCACCAAGAATCTTTGGAAAATCGTTATCAATGAACACTTTGTTTTATCCTCCAGTGTCGCAGGAATTGATGTTATCGGGTGAAAGATTCAGACATTACTATGTCTTATCTAACACAAATTTTAGCAGTTGGTAATTTATTTATTACATGTACTGCATTGTCGATGCCTTGTAACGAGCACCGGGTGAGTTGCTAGAGCCATAAGACTCTGGATCAAGAGGCATCTGTGCCTGGAACCCAGGAACGCCAACAGCTGATGGAATAGCACCAGCGGCTACACCACCAAGTCCAGCAAGACCGGCTGCAAGAGGAACCGCGCCAACTGCTGCACTCTTTTGAACCATTCCAGGAGTAATTTGTCCTGCACCTTGATAAAGACTACGCAAGACATTGGCTCCCCCTTCAAGAGCTTGCATCCTTTTGCTACCTGCAGGTGCTTTACGAGCTGCTTCGGCAACCGCTTTACCAACAGGAACAATTGCAGAACGGGTGGCTTCCGTTAAAAACGGTGCAAACCGGCCTGCCATTCGTGCGGCACCAAGGCCACCACGAGCACCTAAGGCTGCAGCCGCGCCACCCATTGCGGCGGTGCCTGGATCTTCGCCTTGGTTAGAAAGCATCCCGCCAACCACAAGACCTGCGGCGGCGGGAACTCCATAAGCCAAAAGCGGACGTGTTTGTCCTAATGGCTTCATCTGGATCACTCCATCACAAATAGTTTGTTTGCAACGGTCTGAGGTTGAGCTTGGTTCAGAACACGCCAGGCGTTCTGAGGATCACGAGTCATTTGATCGTTGAACGTACCCCAGAAGTTCTCAGGTTGCTGAGGAGCGGCAGCTGCAGGAGGTGCAGGGAACTGACCTTGTGTTACAGCAGCAGGAGCAGTCGGATAACCTTCGGTTTCCAGCTGAGCTTCGTTCTCATACACCGGGCAAGGACCTTCGGGACCGAAGAACTTCAGGGTGTAATCGCTGAGCACATCGGGATTGGTCAGGATCTCGTTGTAAGCCAGGTTCTCCTGGTGCTCATTAACAGCGAAATCGGCATAACCACGGATCGCATCAGCGGCACGACCACCCCAGGCAAGGGCGCTATCAAGAACGCCTTCCAGGTTTAGTGCGTACTGATTCAGAATTGCGGGTGCCTCGACCCCGAACGCGTCGATCACTTGACGGCTTTCGTTGCTCAGATCCAGGTAATCCGCGATCTGCTCCAAGGACGGACCCGAGGAGGTTTGGGAAGAGTTGGGCGAGTAGTCCTGGCTGGGATACGAGGTCGGCGCTGCCGATTGTGGCGTACCCTGGGGGCTGACTTGTCCGAAGTTCGCCGGGGTAAATTGAGTCGTCGGTTGAGACGGTTGACCCTGGAACGGGGATTGAACTGGAGCGCTCAGCAGGTTCACTACCTTGTTGAACGCCGATTCCCAAGGATTGCCCTGCTCCGCCGGGGCCGGTTGGGATTGGGGGGCGTACTGAGTAGGGGCTGATTGGTAGCTGGGGGCCGCCTGCGGAACCGCCTGCGGGAAGCTGGTACCCACCTGATAAGCCACCGGGGCTTGTTGAACCGGTGCTGGAGCCACGTAGCTGCTTGGAGCCACTGCTGCTGCTGGTGCTTGGCTTGTCTGTGGGATCGATTGGACGGTAGCGTCCTGCATAACTCATCTCCTTTTGTAAGGCTTCTAAGGTTCGATACAGATATGGCGTCAAATCCAATCTCGGATCCGCAGCCATCGGTAAATCCGGTGATTGCGGGTGAGGAGTCTGCATCATTCCCCCCACCAAGCGAGCGAATGAAGAGTATGCACCCTGCAATTCGTTCACCATCCTGAACGGGAACCCAGATAACATCTCGGCCCGCTCCTCATCCGTCTTAGACGGGAAGAGGTATTTCAGTGCTTCAATGCTATCAACACCTAATTCCTGCAAGTTTCTAACAACAATTGAGTTGTTAAGAATGTCTTGCGTTGAATCTTCGTATACGGGTCCCAGCCAACGCCATTGAATAGTGATATCACCATCTGGGATTAAGCCTAATACACCGGGAGGTATTTGTTGCGTCCGAAGACAAGCCATCATTAATTGTTTGACTTGATCTTCAAACATGGACATTGCATCGTTATACATACTTACTTCTTCTGGTGATGCACCCTCAGAAGGAGTAATGGGCTTCTCAAGGCCAGCAGCTGCGGCCAGGGTTTCACGGAAAAGCCTTTCTTCTTGAAAAATTATTAGTTCAATACACCTGCAGATGCCATACGTGTAAATTGCATTTGCTTTCTTTTTGGCAGTTGCAGAAACACGACCGAACAAAGATTTGTACTCAGTTGCAGTAACACCTGCGGAAATTGATAATTCATCCACACCACCTAATGCCGTGCGGATTTCTTCGCGATACTGACGTGCGAACGAATTCTGATCACCAGTGATCGCATCAGGAACGATGTAGCCAACACGATCATTCGGCTCCAGGTTTGCAATAACTCGTGGAACGCGAATCTGACCATCGACTCCACGGCTGACAGGATCAGCCTTAAACATCGACCGACTTAAAGGACCTGCGCCTGCAAAGCCAGAGTTGGCAGCGATGGAAGGACGTTGAACTGTTGCGTCGCCACCAGACTCAATCAGGTCAGTCTTAGGACGAGAAGACAGCAGTGTGGGGTTACCAAAGAAGGTAACGTTCTTCCGCATGGTGCGGACCATCTCATCATGGGTGACGATGTGATTCGCAAGTGCATCGAACTCACCTGTTCCCTCTGTAGAAAAACCCTTCGGGTTATTGAAGATCTCAACACAAGGGATGAAACCTAATGTATTTCGGAATGTCTTGGTTTTACCACCAACAGAATAATTAGGTTGCTCAAAAGAAATCTCACCTTCTGAATGAGTTTCTTCAATTGTTGTACGTTTAATAGATAAACGAATATATCGTTTTGCGCCCTGTTGACCCATGCCATTG